TCAGGTGGTCTCGAACAGGTCGGCCTCGGCGGCCCGGCGCCTCTTCAGGCCCGGAAGCTGCACCTTCTCGCCGTTGACCGTGGCATAGACCCAGCGTCCGAACTGGCCGGCGGCGCCTTCGTAGTCGCCCTGGTTCAGCAGGCGCAGCAGGGTCGAGGACTGCAGGGCGCCGGCCCCCAGGTTGAAGACGAAGGAAGCCAGGGCGCCGCGCTGCCGGTCGGAGAGCGGGACCTTCACCAGCTTGTCGACCTGTGCCGCAGCGGCGGCCATGTCGGCGCGCAGAAAGGTTTCAGCCTGAGCGGCGGTGATGGTCTGCCCCAGCTTCACCCCGGCGGTGCGTCCGTAGCCGATGGTCGGCACGCCGGCCGGGCACAGGTAGGCCTTCAGGTACAGGCTCTCGAAATGCCGGACGAGGGCCAGGGCGTCGGGGTGGATTGGCGCGGTCACAGCCCGTCCTCCCGGCTGTCGCGGCGCACCTGCCGACCCCAGCGCCAGACCAGGAACGCGATTCCGAGGAGCAGACTGACGGTGGTGAGGGCGGTGTTGACGTTGGTCAGCACTGGAGCCCATCCGGGCGCGGTCAGGCTGACGGCGATGGCCGTGCTGTCGGCGGGCTGCTGCACTTGCTATCTCCCATTGGCGAACGAGGGGAGGTTGCGCGGGGTAGCCCTGCCGAACCAACGCACGAGCGGACAGAGCCGCCGGTCAGCCGACCGAAGATGGCGGCTGGCTTTCCAGCGCCGCGACGCGCTGGGCCAGATCCGCTAAACCACCTTCCAGCCGGTCGGCCCGGCGACGTTGATAGGCGGCCTCCACGACGAAGCATTCGGTGTACCGGAGCCCCCAGCGCAGACCGAGCGGGCGCCGCTCGACCAGGACCTTGCGAGGGCCGTTCTCCGTCTCGCGGTCCTCGAAGACCTCCTCGAACACCTCGTCCCGGCACAGGAGCCCATACCGGAACCCGTCGATGCCTTTGGCCTCCAAGGCGGCGTGCACCTGCTGGGCAATGGCGCCCGAGTGGATACGGGCTGCGTCGCCCTTTTCGGCGACGGCATCGCGCATCCGGTAAAGGCACCACGACACGTCCGCCCATGCGTCCAGGAGGGCGTCATCTATCGGCGCACGGTCCTGCTTCTGCTCTTCGTCGGAAGTGTTGATGGTGCCGCTGTAGGCGTAGAGCTGGAGGAACAGGTTGCTCGGGCCACCAAGGTTGAATATGCCCGCCCCGTAGGGAAGGATATGCGCGTTCGGACGGATGTTCGTCGCCCCGATCTCCAACTGGTTTGTCACGCCAATGTAGAATTGATGGGTTGTTGCACTGCTCCCACTCTTGATTACTCGATAAACGGGGGTCGCCGTCGCGTAGTTATCAGTAACAAGCTCCAGCGTCAGGTCATTGTTGGAGTTGTTCCACCGTGCGAATTTCTGGTTCGCAGGAGCTGATGCGTCCACCAGATCGATCACCCTCGCAACACGCAACGGGGTGTTCAGCCGGTTCGGCTCTGCCTCAACAACACCGTCGTAGCTGTTGCCCAGGATCTCGGTCTTACTCACGACCAATCCATCGATCACGATGGGATCACCAACATTTTGGAAATAGTTGCCGATGATGCTCCCCGGTTCGGCCCCGGAACCGAACAGGACGCCCACTGAGCCGCTATAGAACTGATTGCCTTGAACGATGGCCGCGCCGTTGGCGATGAAGATGTTTGTGCTGGAGGCTGCCCAAATCCCTCCGAGGATGCGGACGCCGTTGTCCTGCAGGGTTCCGCCTGTGGTCTCCACATAGACACAGGTCGTCTGCGCAATCGCCGTGCAGTTGATCAGTGCGGCATAAGTCGTCGTCCCCGTAATCGAGTAGCCCCGCAGGCTCCCGGTGTTTGGGGCACCATAATCCGCCTGGCACCGGACGAACGACACGTTGGACACATTGCGCTGTGAGTAGTTGATGGCGTGCCCGTAGGAAAAGCAGTCGATGGCGGTGGACCAATCCGCCCCACCCACGTTGTCTGAACTGAACTCAATGCCCACGCCGGTGCGGCGAAGCGGGGCGTGAGAGCTATCGGAGCCGGCATGCACGCCGGGGGTGGTGGCGGTCATGAACGGCCACACATGAACCCGCTCCAGGCGGCAGATGTCGTACCCGCCCGAGATCAGGACGCCGGCTTGGCAGTCCACGCCACAATCGAGCACCTTGGTCCGAGCAAATCCCTTGCTGTCGATGCCAACCGAGTGACCGAGGACGAGGCACCCGCGGATGGTCACGTCTTCCCCAGCGCACTCGATGGCGACCCCGGAGAATTGCGAGACCAAGGTCGCCGCAGTGGCAACGTTGGGAACCGGCTGGACCAACCCGGCCCGGATCACCAGCAGGTCAACCACCCCTCCGTTGCCGCCGTGGCGCAGCGTCGCACCCGGCCCGAGCTTCACCTGCGCCCCGCGATCGTAATAGCTCTGGGTGGCGTTGTTGGTGACGCCCTGGTTGCCGCCAAGGCCCTCCAGCGTCCAATTTCTGGGGATGGTCACAGACGAGCCGAGGTAAAGCTTGGCATCCCAGGGGATGGTCAGCGTGCCGCCCTTGCGTGCCGTTGACGCGAAGAACAGGGCGAGAGCCGGAGCGTCGTCGTTCGCGCCGTTGGCCAAGCACCCCGCGTCGTAGATCGTGAGGCGTGTGCCCAGGTGCTGCGCCAGCGTGCGCGCTACAACACCGCGCTCAGCGGCGACGGGCACGGTCCCTGTGACGGCGACCTCCGGCGGCCCAGGGATCGCGACGAGGTTGCCTTCGCTGTCGAAGCCGAACAGCCTTCCGGCACGAAGGGACGCGGGCGGCAAGGCCACATTGACCGTCTTGTCGCCGTCGGGCAGCCGGAGGGACCGGTTCAGCTTGTCGTTCAGTTGCTGGTTGATGGCGGTCAGCCGATCGAGGTCGGTGTTCAGGACCGACACGCGCAGGGGGCCAGAATCCGGAAAGTCGCTCGTCCGCTTGATCGCCACGTCGCGCCAGATCGTGACGACGGTGTTTGCCGCAGGGGTGGCCAGGACCAGCGAACCGCCGGCGGACTGCCCGGCGCCAGTCACGCTGAAACCATCGCTCGCCAGCTCCAAGCCCCCGACGCTGCACCGAATGTCGGCGGCCGAGAAGAAGGGGAACGGAATCACGAAAGCCGTCTGTGGGGCGCCCACGTCGTAGCTGCGTCGCGGCTCGTTGTCGTCAATCTGGATGTGCGCCATGCCCTGCCCTCCTGTTCGGCGGCAGGATTGGAGCGGGGTTAAATTCGGGCCAACGCACCCCGGCGTAAGTAAGAGTGCCGATCAAAACCTGTATCAGTCCGAGCAAGATCAACGGCTTAAGTCCGTAGAGACAGGGTTTTGATCTGCGCTCTAAGGCCACCCGGTGAAGGGCGGCCCTGGTGCTCGCTGGACAGTCGCCATATTCAAGATGCTCCTATTCCTAGTGAATTTGGAGACAATGCGGCGGTTATGAGAGCACCACGACTGACATCACTAACCCAAAGTGTATTTTTTAGAGTCTGGTTAGCCATTTGCGCTGCAGTATCTGCAAGTTTGCAGACTTCAATAAGGGTTGCCAATGCGTAGTTTGACCCTTTGATCCACGTCAAACGCTCAGCCACGACTTAGGAATGGCTTTTATCACCACCAAACCAATCGGCAATGGACGCCACCCTCGTCATATCTTATTTTTCGGTTGTATAAACCAATGAATATAGCGATAATTTTTGCATATCTATGCGCATAGAGCCCCCCCAGTAGCCCAGAATGGCGCAAAAACACCACCGGAGGAAGAATTGGCAAAAACCGTATACGTTTCCGGATACTACAAAAAAGACGGAACATACGTGAAGGGTTACTATCGGACAGCTCCCGATGGCACAAAGGACAACAATTACTCCACCGTCGGAAATACAAATCCTTACACGGGCGAGGCTGGCACAAAACCAGGAGGACAAAACAGCACAAGTCCTTCCGGATCAAATAATTCCGGATCTTCAAACACAAGCACTGGCAGCAACGCAAGTGGTTCTGGTGGCGCAGGCTCCGCTTCTGGAATTAATCGTCGACTTTCCATTACGGTTAATGGTAACAGCCTAGAGACAGATATGTCTCCTTATGTGGGACCAGTAAGCGGCTTGCAAAACATGCATATTGGAACAGATGAAAACGAGGCAATGGCTGGAACTGAATTTGCCGATTTCATCAACTCCCTTGGTGGCAATGATGCAATTAATGGAGGAGGCGGCAATGATGTGCTTGATGGGGGAACCGGTTCGAATTTCCTAACAGGCGGCACCGGCGTGGACACATTCTTTATCGATGGTCGATCAGAAGGCGTTACATGGTCGACAATCACCGATCTTGAAAAAGGGGAATGGGTAACTGCTTGGGGTTGGAAGCAGGGAACATCGAAGTTGACTTGGGAAGAAATGAACGGCGCTGAAAACGCCAAGGGCGCAACAGCTCATATTGATTTAGATAACAATGGTACCGTCGATATGAGCATAACGTTCACTGGCAAAACATCCGGATCCCTTATCTCTGTTCCTGGTGAAGTGAACGGTTCAAGCTATCTCGCATTCATCCTTTCTTGATTTAAGGAGGGCTGGCGCCGCTACTACATGAGCGCCAGCCCTCCCAAGCCTGCCTTGGGTTACTGAGGCAGTGCAATCCCCAGATCAGGCGCACGGTCGGGAGCGCCCTGGCCCGGCCGCCACCAGAACCGTTGCCCATAGTCCTTGCGCGCCCGCTCCTCCATCCGCCGGAAGGACTGCCGGTATTCGGGATCGGCCAGGGACTGGATGGTGTCCATGGCGGCCCGATCCACCACAAGCCGCCAATACCACATGTTCGCGCCGGGGGTGTTCTGCCGCACGAAGCGGGCCACCTGAGAACCCATCGTTGCCGGTTCGCCCTCATAGAAGGCGCGGGCATTAGACGACAGCAGGCGAGGCACATCATTCAACGCCATGCCAAGGACTGGCCCAAGAGCCGTTGAAGCGAAATCCCGCCCGCTCCGATCCAGCGCGCTGACAAAGAAATCGCCGAAGATGCCCGCGCCACCGCCCTGCATCCACGCGGCGCCCCAGAACTTCGGGTCGTCCATCTGCCGCGGGTCCTTGCCGGTGACAATCTGGCGGGCCTGTATCGAGACGGCGCCGGCCAGGGTCAGCATGGCGGACAGGGCGGCAAGCTGCGCGACCTTCGAACCGTTGGCATCGATGAAGGCGCGGGCAAGGTGGGTCGTCGCCATGGTGATCGAGAACGATTTGAACAGCATCGCCGATCGGGCCATCTCGCCCATGAAGGTGCCGCGCTGCAGGCCGCCCGTGGTGAGCTGGCGCACCCGGGCATCCGGCTCCAACACCGCGAAGGCCCGCTCCTCGACGATCGCCTCCATGAGCCGCTCGCCAAGCTGGCGGTCGGAGACGTTGGCCGGGTCGAAGAAGCGGGCGCCCTCATGCTCCATCTGCGGCGCGGCACGGATCATGTCCCAATCCGCCGCGCTGAAGCCGTAGCGCTCGAGCATCTTCCGGAGCGGCGTGTCCACCTCCCCCAAGGGCTTCCCGGCGTTGTCGGCGACGTGCCCCATCATCTCCAGCATGAAGGCGTTCTTCATGCCGTTGGTCCAGGCGGACAGGCCCTGCGCCCGAACCACGAAGGAGGCCATGCGCCCGGTGATCCCCTGCCCCACGATCTCATCCGCGAACCGCTTGGAGCCGATGGCCGAATCCATGACGGCGCTCGACACGATGCCCATGCGCAGGGCGAACGCCCGATCCGCCTCGCTGGCCGGGTTGAGTTGCTTCAGGACGGAGCCCAGCAGCTTCACCGCCGGGACGCCGTTGGCCTTGGCCGCCCAGGTCGCCATGACGGAATCGGCGGGCACGGCGGAAACGAGCGCGGACCCCAGCTTGCTCGCGGTCATCCAGTTCCGGACGCCCCCGAAGATCGCCGCCGTCAGTTCGGACTGCGCGGCGCCCAGCCGGCCCGACAGCACGTCATAGGTCCGCCCGATCGCGGCGGCGCTCTCGACGGACCGCACCGGGTTCAGCCGGGCCAGCACGCCCATGTCCCTCGCACCCTCCGCCTTGTAAGCGGCCTCCTGGATCGCCCGGACCGTCGCGCCATGCTTCGGCCCGAGCACCTCCGTCAGGGCGATGTCGCGCGCCATGCCCTGCATGTGCCCGACCAGGAGGCCGAACAGGTCATTCCCGACGCCGAACTGGTCGTTGTAGGCCAGGAAGGCGTCCGCGTTCTGCCATTGGAAGACCCGGCGCTCGTTGTGCCGGCCGTAGGAACCGCCCTTGCCCGGCGGGGCCGGCAGCTCGGACAGGATGTTGTCCCCAGCCGTCTTGATGATCGTTGCCAGCTTCAATCCCGTGGCCGGGGCGCCCGTGTCGAAGTCGATCACCTGCAGGTCGCCGCGCTCCGCCGCCTGGATCAGGTGTTCGGTCCACGCCTCCCGGCCGATCTGGCGCACGCGCCGCGCGTCGGTCACCTGTGGGTGCCGCCAGTCGTCGCGCTTCACCAGATCGCCGCCGGCCCCGATGTAGCGGTCGGCGGCGAGCTCGCTGGCCTCGCGCCAGCTCTTGGCGAACGACGCCGCCTCCGCGTCGTTGGTCGACGTGCCGTGCATCTCGCGGATCACGTTCCGCATGCCCGCGGTGTTCTGCGTCAGCCCGGCGGCCTTGCTCCGGTAGGCGTTCAACCCGTCCGCCATCCGGCGCATGATCTGGCCAAGAACCACCTCCTGCCGGGCCTCGACATTGCTGAACGTCGCCTTGCCCCGCACGTCGCGGACGAGGACAGCCATACCGCCGGCGACAGCGCCGTCCGGGTGGGCCTGCACCTCGTCCATCACGCGCGCCACGGTCAGGATCTGCCGAGCCGTGCGCGCCTTCTCCCGCTCCGCCGCTTCCTTCATGATGCGGGCGGTCTCCGCGACTGCGGCGGACAAAGCCTTGTCCGGGGCCATCTCCGCGGCGTACCGGCCCTCCAGATCGCGGATGGTCCGCAGCGCCTTCTCCGCGGCGTCGCGCGACAACAATCCAGCCTCAACCCGACCGTCGAGGCACTTCTTGATGTCCAGATCCTTCATTCCGCTGCCACTCCGAAAGCACAAGCCGCGACCGTCGCGGCGTCGTTGATTGCCCGGTCCGCCTCGTCCATCAGGTCCATGGCGCTGCGCTTCAGCGCTACAACCTTTCCGGCCTCGTCCACGACCTCTTCCATGGGCACGTCGATTTCACGGCTGGCCAGCAGGCGGTTCACCTGCTGGAAAAGTGCGTCCTGCGTCTCCGGTGCGGCGGCCACCTCCTCCGCCGGGCGGGGCGATATTGGAATTCCAATATCGGTGGGAGCTTCCCCCGTCATCCGCTCGCCGCGCAGGATCTGCTCCGCGCTCAGCGGCTCCCCGAACAGGCGGTCGCCGCTCGTGTTCTTCGTCGCCTCGTCCAGATAGCCGCGCAGGAAATCCGCCACGCGCTGCCGGCCGGCGGGCTTGGACAGGTCGGCATCCCGGAACAGGGCACCCAGGAACAAGCGCGCGTTGCCCGGCAGGTCGTCGCCGAACAAGCCGCCCTGGTTCGCCAGCTCGGCAACCGCCCGGCCCTGGCCCCGCGCCTCCGCGACCATCCGCACAGCGGCCAGCAGGTCGGCGGTGGCGTCCATGTCCGGCGCCAGATCGCCGCGCGCCGCCGCGGCGCGGAGCTTCGCCCACGGCCCGGCCACGTCGAGGAGGGCGCCGCCGATGGCACGAATGTCGCTGTCGGCGTCCTCGATGATGCGCCCGATGATCCCCGCGTCGCCGTAGGCCCGCCCCAGCAGCGCGCCCTGCACGCGCTTGATCCCCTCCTGGTTCAGAGCGCCATCGGCGTCCACTAGGGCGCCACGTTCGGATGCAGGCAGCCGATCGAGGAAGCCGCGGGCGAAAGAGCGGTTGGAGGCCGCGCCAACGTCGCCGCTGGTGAGGCGTTCCATCACTGCGTCGTCCAAGTGGCGGGCGTCGGCGAGGGCCTGTTCGGTTGGTGACAGGCGCGCTGCGGTGGCGGCGTTGGCCTCGCGGGCGAAGGCGGCCCGGTCCACGTTGGTTCGGCGCACCGCGACCAACACAGGGTTCCGCATCTGCGCCGCTGCGGGATCCTGCTGCACCGCCCACGACCGGTAGCGGTCCGCTGCCTCCCCGCCCTGCTCATAGGCCCGGCGGATGGCGCCCACGCGCCCATTGCCGCTCTCAACCACGTTGTCCGGCCCAACAATGGGCGCACCGGTCGCGGCATCGGGGGAGCGGCCCAGGCGTTCCGGCTGGAGGTTCGCCGCTATGCCGGCAATCTGCGCCTGAGACGCGATGCGCGTCCGGTCGCGCGGCTGCAACTCGGCTGGAAACTGAGGATTTACGCCGCCTTGTGCGTCGTGCGAGGCGATGAGGGACTCGGCCTCGACCGCCCGGTATTCCACATCAACCGGCCTGCCGGACGGGGTATAGACGCGAGCCGAATTCGGGCCTACATTTTGACTGGCCGGCCCCGCGCGACCGTCGAGAGACGAGGGGTAAGGTTCCCGACCGGTATCCTGGAGAGGGCTCCCAACCTTCAAAGGGGATTCGGCGGCGGCCGGCTTCTCCCTCGACAGCGGCTTTTCGGCGCCGGATCGATCCGGGCGCTGGACGTAGATCGTAACAAGGCGCTCGGCGTCCCCCTCGGGCATTGGGGCGAGCGCATAGACCACGGTCCGCCCTTCCCGCTCGACGCGCCATTCCCGATTCCCTCGGCCCGACCCGGCGTCGGCCTCAAAACGGCGCAGCACATCTGGCAGGGCGATTACATCGTCGCGCGTGACGCGGAATTCTGGCGCTTCCGCCGCAGCCTCCTCGCCATGGCGCCAGATGACCTTTGCCAGCCCATACCCACGCTGCCCTTTCCAGCGGACCTGGATTTCCCCGTCCTTCTCCCGAACCGGTCCGCGCTCGACCAGCACCCGCTCAATATCGCTGGGGCGCAGTTCGACCAGCGGGTTGTCCGGCGCCCCCAGCGGAGCGGAGCGCACCTCGTCATAGGCCTCGCCAAGCTGCCGTGCCTCCCGCACGATGGCCTGCACATCCACCGAGCGCCCGGCTTCCATGTCCTGCGCGGCCTTCTGGAGCGCTCCGGCGTGCGCCTGCTCCGCAGCCACACCCGGCCCCAGCGGATTCGCCGCTCGCACTTCTTGGTCCCGCTCGGCGACGTTCAGGGCGTCCTGCACTTCGCGCGGCAGCTCGGAGCGGTTGCGGCCTCGCCACCAGTCCAGAGCGCCGCCGGCTGCCCTCAGCCCCCCGCCGATGATCGCGCCACCGGCCGCCGCCGCCGTGACGTTCCCGGCCGCTTCCGCCAGCCCGTACTGCGGGTCGACCTGCCGCTTGAACGGTGCCGTTCCGGCCTCGATCACGGCTTGCGACGTGGCGGCGATACCCGCCTCGATGGCAGCGGTCTTCAGGATGCCCGTGGCCGGCGGAGCGCCCGCGAACATGCTGGCGATGTTCAGAGGGTCGGTCATGGCGCCCGCGATGTCGCCCAGCAGGAAGCCGGCACCGCTGGCAAAGTCGCCCGGCTTGGCAGCCAGGGCATCGCGCTCTCCCTTGACCTTCTGCGCCTTCGCCACCGCCCCGGCCTGGATTTCCTCGTCCGCGGGATAGGCCAAATCCAAGTCGGGCCGCTCGGCCTTCAGGCTGTCGAAGCGCGCCCGGATGGACTTTTCCAGCGCATCGCGGTTCGGTCCGCGGGAGGCCGCCTCCGGGTTGGCGTAGACCTCCCCCGTGGCATCCTCCAGCCGGTCAAGCGCGGCCTGCACCACTTCGTGCCGGGCGCGCCACAGGGCGTCCGAATTGGCGTAGGCCCGCGTCTCCGCGAAAGCGGCGTGGTAGCTTTCCGAGAAGGAAGGCGGAATTTCAGCAACCGGGGCGGCCTGCGCCCGGCCCAGCGTGTCGGCGGTGTCGGTTCGGTACAGTCCAAGCAGCATGTGGCCCCTCCATCCCGCGCACTTCCGCACGGGTCAGAGGGGCCGCCCAACGCACGAAGCCGCGGCCGTGATGGCAGAACAGATCAAGGAGCGCTACCGAGCCACCTGCACGGCTCGACTTTAAGGTGTGGTATCCAATTGAGTTGCAGCTATTGCCGTTGCTTTTGTACTGCGGTAACCAGTACCGGCGTTGACGTCCAATCGGAACGGCCCCACTATCGGGCCTTGGAGGCGACGGGTGGCACCCCACCGCCTCCGCGCCCGGTCTTAGTTCAGAAGGTCAAGCAGATGCTTGGCGATCTCCAGAACAAGGACCAGAAGGGTGAGGGCTCGCTCAAGCATCCTCCTTCTCCTTCTAGTGCGTGGGCGGGCGGCGGCCACTCCGCCGCCCCGCTCCACACTCAAGCCATAGCGCACTGAAGACACTCTGAGGAGTCCAGCGTTGGGGCTGACGACGCCTCGAGACGCGAGGCGATAAAATCCTGGCAAATCTAAGAGAATGTCGGGAAACAGCTCCCTTTGATGCGGCGTTTTGCCGCACCCCTTTCGCTTCTGACACAGCCCTACGGCGCTTTCCGGCTGTAGCAAATCTGACTGATGTGCCCTTCTCGGATTATCAACACACGTCTCGACAACGAATTAGAGAGCCGATATAGATGTTTTGCGACAACCTCTTGCATCATTCAAACATACAAGCTCAGTAGGTGTTAAAGTGCCTCATGAAGCCTATGCATTAAAATTTGCTACAATTGCGATTCCGTTCATATTAACTGCAAGCTTCACCGCTGCAGCTAGAATGTATGGCCTAAAATCAATCCTGCCGACTCTAGTATCGATTGCATTATCTCTAGTTCTTATAACAGTAAACCAACGTCTGACGAATCCTGATAATTGGATTTTAATTGCTGTTATGGCTGCAGCAGGAGTTGCAGTAAGCATCACTGCTTTTATTGTGATGGATATATTTAAAAAGACAGAATCAACAGCAGCAAAGATAAGCTATTTTAGAGACAATAAGCAGTACATAGTTATATTATCTGCTTTTTCTATTGCTATCATTGTTACGCCTCTATTTTCAAGCTTGGCTGACTGGGTAGATCAAAAAGGGTTTTGGTTTGGTTTTTATCAATCGTGGACGGCAGGTTTGGTCACATTCATATTCCTTGGAATCGCTGGAATACTTGTATCTGTGTATCGACCATCACAGGATCAATTTAAGAGAAGAGTAAGCCATCTTTTTGATGTCAATGACACGGCAGCTATCGATCACCTCGCTTCTTCAGTGCAAAAAAATGGTTATTATGCTAAAACCGTAAAACGCACTTATACCATTGAAAACTATAGTCATGAACAAAAAGCTTATAAAATATCCATTACGCATGAGGCAGTCCATAAAAATTTCTTATGGGATGTAAGCGCGCCGGATCAAGCCACTATAAAACTTACGCTTACCGAAGAGGACAAGCTTAATCCACCGCTCGATTCCATGGGATCAATCATCTCTGTCAGGATTAATGATAACGAAAGACTAACAAGACCAGAACCAATCCCAGAACAAGGGATTGACAAGATCTGGCCATATACTATTCAAGCTGGAGGGGAAGGCCACATTAGGACAATACACTACTGCTATTATAAGGCTAACGAACCCCATTCTTTTGGGGTTAATCGGTTTGCCCGACACATCAAGTCGGAGATAATTTACAACTGTACGGATGATGGGGTCCCGGATATAACAATTAAAACTGGAAATTTAGTCAGAACCGAGCGTCTTGTTAGAGGGCATCCGATTGTTATGGCGGACGCGAAGGATTATGTGCCAGGCGCCGACGCGTTCGAGTTCACCCTGTCGGAACCAAACTAAATCGACGCATTCAGGTTGCTATTTGGCCCGCGTTTAACGATGTGTTATGATGTGCACGTTGAAATGACGTGTGTCACACGAACCACTTTCTGGAGGAGTATCGTAGTATGGCCATGATCAAAGAAACAGGCGTCTAAAGTTAGTTACCTTCAGACGCTTAATAAGAGGCGGGGGCAACCCCGCCTCTTTATTTTATACACTTGCCATAAAATTTCCTCTACACCTCACCTAACGCCTCAAAAAGGTTTGTAAGCATTGGGCATGCTTTCACAGGTATGTTCACGCTAAGAGGATGAGGAGGAAAAGGGGTGGCTCAGCCACCGCCCTTCTCCATCTGAATAGACCTTACCCTACTGCGCCACCTTCGCACTCAGGTCCAGAACGAAGGGCTGGCCGTCCGACTCACGCGCAAACCCGCCGCCAATCTCCACCATGTACCGGCCCGGCCCGGCATCGTGCAGAGAGGCCAGCCGCTTGAAGTCGGCGGCCGTGATCGGGGTTCCGCCACCGGTCAGCGCCCCGGCAAGGTCTTCGTCGGTCAGGCTGTCGATCAGCTTGGAGAAGCCGCTGTGATCCATCCCCGTCACGGGGGGGATGATCTTGCGGTTGGTCACGCTCCAAGCCGACCCGCCCCACTCCACCACGCCGCCGGTCACGTCGCGCAGGGCCTGAACCATGCGGGTGCTGTCCATGGCGCCGCTGAAGTCCTGCGCCGCGGCGGACAGGTCCGCGTAACGGGCCAGGGCCGCCCGCTCGATGGCGGACCGGGCCTGCGGCATGCTGGAGGCCGCGGTACCCAGGAAGTCGGCCACCTCGCTCCGCACGTCCTTATCCGGCGGGAGCATCTTCTTGTCCGCCTCGATGTGGCTTTGCCCGCGGATGATCGAGGTGCCCAGCTCGGGGTTCTGCCGGTAGATCATGCCCGCCGCCGCGAACACTGGGTTGTCACCCGCGACCTTCTCCAGCGTGGCGGTCAGGTGCTGGGCGTCGAGGGAGCGGGCCAGCGTGCCGACGAGACCGGCACGGGCCTTCGCGTCGCCCTGGTCCCACGCGGCCTTGAGCGTGGGCAGTTCGTCGGGCCGGAACACCGATTGAGGCCCCAAGCTGTACTGCTCGCTGGTCATCACGGCGGCGCGCTGACGGACGGACAGTGCCTGCACGGCGCCGGCGGGATCACCCCACGGAACCGGCGGTAGGGCCGGAACCACCCCACGTTCCACGGCGAGGCCCAGAGGGTCGCGCCTCAGCCCCTCGCGGGTGCTGTCCACCAGCTTGCGCAGGGCGACCAGCATCCCGGCGTCTTCCGGCCCCAGCCCCTGCGCACGCTCCTGCCGGTCCAGCGCGTCAACGGCGGCTTGCTGCTGCGCTGGGGTGGCGGGGCCAAGCCGCTCCACTGTGGAGGCCCGGTCAAGGCGCGTGGCGATGCGCTCAAGCAGGGGATAGTCCTTGGCGAGCGTGGCGCCCTTCATGATGGTTTCGACCGCGGCACGCGTGGGCTGGATGCCCTGGTTCAGCCCGGCCTCAACCTCCGACCACTGAGCGTGCGCCCGCTCGCCGGCCAGCTTGGCGACGCCGCTGAACAGCCGTGGGTCGAGGGCGGGGACGGCGGAGACCTTCTCGGCAGCCCAATCGCGCACGTCGCCCGCCGTCATGTCCTTCAGGAAGGGGTTCGCCTTGATCACATCCGGCCCGACCAGCATTTCCATGGGCCGGTCCTCGGGCGCCTTCAGCACAGTCGAAGCCCCGCCTGCCCCAAGGAAATGAGCGAGGTAGACCGATCCGTCGTCGGTGGGAAGCCCATTCGCGGCCAGGGCTGCACGGTTGTCGGAAGCGTAGGCGTCCGTCATGCGACGATGAAGGGAAAGCCGCTCCTCCTTCGTGCCGCTGTCGCGCAGCGCCAGCACCTGTTCATCTGTCTTGCCGGCGGCCAGTTCTGGCGCGTGCTTGCGCAGGGTGGACACCCACGTGCTGTTGCGGAATTGGCCCGGCCCGGCGGCTGTGCTGTTCGGGTTCTTGTCCGGCCCGGTCGGCGACCACTCCGCGCCGATGATCCGGTCGGCGAGGCCCAGCCCCATCGACGCGGTGATCTTCCCGGCCCGCTCGACAAGCTGGTCGAGGGGGAGGCTCCGCAGGTCCGCCAACAGCCCGGCGCGGACGTGGGTGGCGCGCAGGGCCGCCGCCTCTCGGGCGCCGCCGGCCGCCGTCAGGCGCGTTGCCACCTCCTCCACCGTTTCCGGCGGAACGTCCAGACCGGCAGTCAGGCTCGTGCCCAGCTCCCGTGCCGCTGCGCGCGCCTCCGTGAGGTCCGCCTTCCGCCCGCGCTCCATCTGCGCAATGTGGGAGTCCGCACGGTTCTCCAGCGCGATCCGCTGGGCAGGGCGCAGGCGCAGCTCCGGGTTCAGCAGTTCGCCGCGAATCCACTTCCGGGTGGCGTCGGCGCCGCGCTCGGCATAGGTCGGCGTGATCAGAGCCATGGCGTGTTCGCCGGCCGCCCGTCCGTCCAGATCCTCCAGCGCGATCGCGGCCTCGTCCTCCGCCAGCAGGCCAGACGACACCGCAGCGGCCAGCTTCGTCTGATGCTTCTGACGGGCCTCTTGGTACTCCGGCGTGCCGACGCGCCCGGCCATGGCCAACCCGATAACGTCGTCACCGGACTGCTTCAGCACCGCCGTGGTGGACTGCCGGGCCAACCGTTCGTCGCGGGAGTGCTTGGCGTTCAAGACCACGCCCAGACCCCGGTTCCCCTCCTCCTGCAGCATGAGGTCGAGCTGCTGGGCGAAGGGGCCGGGGGCACCCTTGATGACGCCCTTCCGGTAGCCGTCCCACTCGTTGCGGAAGGCATCGGGGTTCTCCCGGTGCTTGTCCTGAAGCTCCAGCAGCTTCGTCCGCGCCGCGACCTCGGTCTCGCCCAGGAAGGCGACGGCCTGGCGCTTTTGCTCCTGGACGGCGAAGCGCGTTGCCGTGTCGGTGATCTGGTTGCCGACTTGGCCCAGCGTGGCCCACAGGTCCATCGTCATGATTAACCGTCCTTCTTCGTTGACGGCGGTCTGTAGATTTCCGCCACCGCGCCGGCACCGCGCACCAAGGAGCCGAACGCGCCGACGCCGCCGGCTGCCAAACTCTCACGACTGCGCCGAGACGATTCGGCGGACACCAAGGCCGACTGCACCCCATACAGCCGGTCCATCGCAGCTTCGTGCGCGAGGTCCCCCGCGTCGGCGCCGGCTTTCCAGATGGACAACTCGTTGCCGAACCGCTCCTGGTCGAGCACCGCGATTTTCCGGATGGAATCGACCAGCGTCGCGCCACGCTGCGCCTCGGCCTGCGCGGCGCCGGTCATGGCGTCGGCGGAGCGGGCGGCATAGCCGGCCTGCTCCAGCCCGATCTGCGCGCGGCTGTCCCGGCTCACGCGGTTGGCGAGGGCCATGGCGCTGGGGCCGGCGGACGATCCCCGCCCAGCCCGGGCTGCGGCCATAGTCGCGAGGCCAGAGCGCAACTGCGCGCTGCGCTGGGCCATGGCGAACTGGCCCTCGGTCTGCGCCCGCCGGGCTTCGGCCTGCAAGGCGTCGCGCCGGTCGGCGAGCTGGCCCGCCTCCAGCCCGGCGCCGGAGCGGATGGCAACCTCCTCCATGTCGAAGAGGCCGCGCCGGGCCATGCCCTGTTGCTGCTGGGCAAGGGTGAGCGGGATCTGCGACCGCTCGATCTGCGCTGCCTTCTGCTCCGCCTGGATGGCCTGGATCTTCCCAGCCCGGGCGTCGAGCGCGGCTTGCCGGGCGCCCGCCTTACCCTGCTGAACGGCACCGTAGGCCGACACGCCGGCGCCAACGACGGCGGCGCCGGCAGAAACTGCTGCTAAGCCCATGTCACACCTCCGTCAGATTGATGCGGAAAAGCTGGCCGAAATCCTCTCCGCCCAGCCGGCGGTACAGCGGGGCCATGCGGGGGCCGTCGCCACGCGTGCCGGCCCGTGCGAACACCTCGCCGACGCCGCGTTGCCTCAGCGCCTCGATAGCCGCGCGCTGTAGGCGGAGACCGAGGCCACGGAAGGCCGGATCGGCGTAGAAGGTTGCGTGCTGCGCCAACAGCACATCGGGGGATTCCAGTGACGGCGAAATCACCGACATCAGGTATCCAAACATCCGGCCGTTGCACCGGGCGGTCATGATCTGCATGGCGCCGATGTCGTCCAGCGCTCGCAGAAGCGGGATGTTCTTGTTGCGCCAGTCTCCGGGGGCCTCGCCGACCGCGACCAAGTGATCGTTGAAGAGCTTCTCGGCGTCGCACAGCCATGCGTCGAACGGCTCAACTTGAAAGGTCAGGCCGTCCAGATCGTTGGAGGATGCGCGGGACATCAGGACCAGAGTCTGGTGCTTGGCGACCCGCTCCAGCTTGTCCAACTGCACGGCGTGAGCGTGGGCGTGCCGGACAATGGCCCGCATGTCGCACTGGATGTTGACCGGCGCCCACAGCCGCCACCAATCCGGATCGTGCGGCAGGCCAAGACAGTGCTCGAACACGGCTGCGCAAACCTCTTCCCGCTCCAGATCCTCGAAGGGCACCGACAGCGCGTCGGGAACGCGCCGGCTGATCTGCTCCAGCTTGCGGTCGAGCCGGAGCATGAGGCGCTCCACCGCCGTCCGATCGGCGAACAGCCCCAGCCGCATCAGGCTATCCGTAGACTCCTTCGGATCACGCCGCACCACCACGACGCGCAGGTCGGGCCGGAGGTGCCGGGCCAGCCGCCACCATGGCGCCGCCGCGGTCTCCGCCGTGCCCGTGCAGGGCTGAGCGAGCCAGGACCGAACGTCGTCCAAGCTGCGGGCGTGGCGAAGCTCTTCATGACCGCACACCCAATCCCCGTAGGTCAGGAAGCGCGCGAGCCACGCCGTGCGGCTGCGCGGCATGCCGAAAACGATGAAGGGGGACATCAGACAGAAACCTCCATGGACAGGCCCAGCACCGTCACGGGCAGCGGTTCCGGAGCCTGGATCGTGATCGTCGGGCGGCGGGAGCGGCCCAACAGGCGGAACTCCTGCGGGCCGTTGCGCTGCAGCGGGGCCTCCGACAGGTCGTCGGTGACGGCATATGCGGTCAGGGTCTGCCCGGAGACCGACAGGCGGAAGCTGTCCTGCAATTCCACCCACACGCGGCAGATGCGCATGGTGTCGTGGACGACCGGACCGGCCCGCCCCTGCACGACCGGCGGAAGCGTCTCGATCACCCACGGGAAATCCAAGCCCACGTCGTAGGGGCCATCCGCCGCCGGGTCGGTCTGGGGCAGACCGCCAAGGGCGTAGCGCCCCGCAACGACATGCGCGCCGGGTAAGGTTCCGTAGCGCGCCGCCGCGTCGTCCAGGTCGGCGTACGTCGTCGCGGCATCGAGCGACAGCGACGGGTCCACCTTCTCCAGAAGATGCTTGTCGACGCCGTCAACGCTTCGGTGCGTGACCAGGAACAGTTCATCCCCGAGCGCTGCGGCGGAACGCACTGACCCGGTGATGGTCCAAGGCACGAAGGATCTGACCTGCTGGCTTTCCAGAAGCTGCATGCACGTCATGGTGCCGTCGCTGTTCACGAAGAACCCATAGGTCTCCACGCCACCGTACCAGCCTGTGGTGAAGGCCGCATCCAAAGGGGCCTTGATGGTGTGGGAAGCCAGAAGGGAGGTCGGCGCGCCGGTCCATTGCGCGGTGGTGTCGCCCGTCGGCGACAGCTTAACGATCGTGCTGCCCGTCACGAGGATCACGCCGTTGTCGAAGGTCTCGGCGCGGGCGTTGCTGGCCGGCCAAGGCGAGCCGAAGGGTAGCAGGCCGAAGTTCGTAGGGGTGAACGGGCGGGACGGCGATTCCGCGTTGTAGTAGGCCCCGCGGTCCGTCAGCACCAGGAGCTGTTCCGTGCTGACCACCTGAACGATGCGCTGCGCCGCGGCGTCGCCGATCAGGTCGATCACGGCGTCGGTGTCCACGGCGTCGCCGATGTCGAAGTCATAGAGCGCATCGGTACGGGAGGCGCAGACAATGTTCGGGACGGCGCGACCGCCGGCCAGGATCAGGCGTCCACGATGCAGGGCGACCGCAGCCGGATAGCCGTGGACCGGGCCGTAAAGCTGCTCGTCCCAATTCCGTGACGGAGCCGGATCGACAGTGGCAACAGCGGCCACCTTCGCCCGGCTCTCCGGGCCGGTGACGTATTCTCCGACCTTGAACCCGCTGACCCGCTCCTCGACCACGATGCGCAGCACGGTTCCGGAGGGCATCGCGACCACCTCGCCGCGCGCGCCGGTCTCGTCCCCCTCGACCACCTGCCCGACCCGCCAGCCGGCCGCGTCGTCCACGGTCACGTCCTGCGATGGCGGCAGTTCGTCAACGACGGTGGCGTTTGCGACGGCGCTGCTGGAGATGCTGTTGATCACGATCTCGCGCCCGGCGTAGCGCACGCGGGAGCCGACATGCCCGCTCTGCCACCATCCCCCGGAAGCGGTCAGGGTGATGCCCCCCGCCCTGGCGGAGGGCTGCAGCGTGATGCTGTCGGGCGCGACCTTGAAGTAGGGCTGGTGCAGGCGCCCCCCCACACCCGCCGGCATGGCGAAGGCGATGGCCTCGCGCGCCCATGAGGACGGACCGGTTCGGGCAATCCGCTGAACCGGGAAGTCCGGATGGGCGAGGAACAGCGTGTTGGCCGATTGGAACCACGTCGCGGCGCGCGCCTGGGCGACCGACCAAGGGCAACCCGTCAGCGTGCCGGCGGGGGTGCCATCCTCACGGAAGGCGTCCATGCGGCCGGTGGACAGCACGATCACGTACTTCGTGGCCTCGTCTACCGCCCAAGGGATCGCGCGGCCATCCGCGACCAGTTCGGCAAGCCACCGTGTGCCCTCACGGCGGCGGGCGCCTCCGCCGACCAGAAGGCGGCAGTTGGTCATCCGCCGCGCGCCTGCCTGATACTGCTGCACGTCGTGGCGCATGGCCAGCGAGGGGTCGAGCTCTCCGGCGGCGAAGCTGGTCTGGACGATGGTCGTCTTAGCCACGACGCGCCCCCTTGATCGGGTAGGTGAACGGGTTCGTCGGCGTGCCGCCCTGCGCGGAGCGGAGAGCCGCGCGGCGCCCCTTGAGCGCTGCGGCTTGGGCCGCTGCAGCTCCCTCCGAGAACTTGTCGGCCAGGGCCGGCAAGAGGACGGCGCACAGGCGCAGGATCACGAACTCGCGGAACTGCGCCGGCCACGCCGACGTGGCGGGGCGATACAGGATCGTCGCGACCACCTCCGCATCGGGCGCGGCATCGCACAGCAGCTTGTCGGCAAGCCGCTCATGCTCGATGGGCGCGCCCGAGACGGTCACGCCCTCGACCTCCAGCGCATCGACAGGGAGCTGATAGACCGCGCTCCAAGGGAGCGGGGCCACCCCGGAAAGCCGGTTCAGCAGCCGCTGGGACCGGGCGAACTTCCAGCGGGACTCCGACAGGCAGTCGGCGACAACCTGTCCGTAGTTCTGCGCCAGGATCAGGGATTCGGTCGTGCCGTCATCGAACGAGGTGATGGTCTGCGCGCCGCAACGCGTGAGCGCGGCGTTGCAGAGGTCCAGATCGGATGCGGGGGCGGTGCTCATGCCCAGACCCTCCGGCGCTTCTCCGGCGTCACGGCCACGACGAACGGCCCGGCGGCGGCCAGGATCGCCGTGGCGTCGGGGTGATCGTCGTCCAGCAGCAGGTTCGCGTGGAACCGCCCGTCGACATCGGCGGGGGTGACGGTGTTGCCGTCATAGTCCAGCACCGCTTCGACGCGGACGAGGGCGCCGATCGGGTCCAGGTCGTGCCGGGCATCGGGCGGGCCGGTGAGCACCCACCCATCAGCGGTGCGCAGCCAGGGCAGCGCTGCGGCAAGCGCCTGTTCCGTGTCGGCACGCAAGGTCAAGTCGATCATGTCGGCACCTGCAGGGCTGTCTTGGCGGCGGCGGAGAGAAGGCCAGCGGGGTAGAAGCGCACCCGCCCGACGTGGCGCATGCCGGCGCGCGGGGTCAGGCTGTAGGAGCCGGATACCGCCACGGCGTTGCGCCATTCGGCCCCGGCCCAATCCTGCACCAGCACGTCATAGGAGCCGTCCGGCACGGCCAGCGTGACCGTCTCGGCGGGGCGGGTGGCAGATGCCGTAGTGGTCGGGATGAAGCTGGTCGGCGTCGAGCCGGTCTCGACCTGCGGCCCCCAGAGGACCCTGGTCCCCTCGTTGATCGCCTGATTGACGAAGGGCCTTCCGTCGAACCTCAGGGAGGTGTTGCCGCTGGTGTTGTTGGCGAGCGCCACCCAGTAGCGCCAATACCCGCCCCCGGCGGCGTCCACACCGTACTGCGTCGATCCCGTCACGGTGCTGATGCTGCCGTTGGAGGCGTCGCCGTACAGCACCGCCGTGATCGGCGTGGTCCCCCCGCTGTAACCGAGAGCGATGGAGAAGCGCGATCCCCCAGACCCCGGATTGACGAACATGCTGGCCGTCCGCGTAACCGCGTCGTTCGCCACCGTCAGCGTCTCGCGGACCAGCCGGTCGGCGCCTGTCGTCGACGAGAAGATGGACATGGAGCTGGACGAGCCATCCGGCGAACCGGCCACGCCGCGGGTGACGGTCATGTTCCCCAGGGGATCGACCCAGGATGCCGCGTCGCTGACGGCCTTGGACAGATTGGTGGCCGGCGCCGGCTCGACCACAAGCCCAGCGGGGACCCACACCCCACCGACCCTCCGATAGTCGAAGCGCGGCGCATCGGCAGCGGCGGTCAGCAGCGTCCCCGTGGGACCGTTGAACGTGCCCCCGCCGGAGCGGGTGACCGTCACGCGGCCATCGAGCGCCGCCATCAGCCTGAAGTTCAGATCCAGCACGGCAAGCGCCCCCTCCACCGGCCAGACCCCGTAGGTCCGTGGCGAGGGAGCGACGAACACGCTCACTGGCTGATCCTCCAGTTGACCGTGCCCGAGGTGTAGGAGGAGCAGATCAGCCGGTACAGGACGCCGGTTTCCGGCTCGTCGCAGACCAAAGACGCGGGCGCGGTGAAGGCGTTCGCCGTGCCATCGGGCCGGGTGCAGTTCAGCCACGTCGTACCGCCGTCGAACGAGCGCTCCAGCGCCACGGTCGCGACGAAGGCCCCCCAGATCGACACGTTGAACTTGCCGCGCGGCGTGGCCTCGCCACCGCTGCCGATGCCCGTGAATGCGCCGCCAACTGCGTATGCATCGTCGCGGGCGGTCGGGTGTTTCTTGCCCATGCTGCACCTCCGTTGTTCGGAGGGACTGTGCCGCCGCCCATCAGGGCCGACCAACGCACCCAAAAATGCAGAAGGACGCCCCAGGCGGTGGGGCGTCCTTCTTCTCCAACGGCCCTGGAGGCGGGTGGGCCGTCAGGTCTTGTCGGTCTTGGCCGCTGCCTTCGGCTGCTGAACGGGCGGAGCCGGCGCCTTCTCCTCAGCCTTCGGCGCGGTCGCGGCGGCAAGCTGGGCCTCCAGCTCCGCAATGCGGGCCTTCGTCGCCTCACCAGCCGCATCTGCGGCATCTCGCTCCTCCTGCACGATGACCAACGCCTGCTCCAGGTCGGCGATGCGGGAGAGCGCGGCCTTGTGCTCGGGCTCCGGGATGACGCCCACCGCGGGCTGCTCCAGCGCCCCAGCAGCTTCCACGTCCCAACCGACCGGCTTCATCCATGGAGCGAGGTCGGACTTGGCGGACAGCTCGAAGGTCTCGCCGGGACGACGATGGCGGTCGCCGTAATGACCCGCATTCCGGGCGGTGACGGACAGCTTCTGCGACATCACGCGCTCCTTATCGCGGCAGATAGACCGGGATCACGTCCACCTTGCCGGAGGCCGCTGCGTCCGTGGTGGTGATGACCGCCTTGACGAACTTCCGGACGGTGCTCGGCAGGGCGAACCTGCCCAGCTCCGTGTCGGCGGCCAGGGCACCGTTGCCGCCGGAGGCCGCCAGCGTGTAGACGGTCCCCAGGTCGGACCAGGACGTGCCATCGGCGGAGTGCTGGAGCTTGATCGTCAGCGTCGCGGCGTTGGCGATGGTCACCGCGGTGTTGACGCGGGCCACCGCCTCGACGGCGCCGTTGATGCCCGACAGCTCGACGCCCCCGCCGTTGCCGTCCGCTGACGTGTTCTGCGGCAGCGTCTGCGCCTTGGCGAAGTTCTGCCCGTGGATATCCACGTAGTGGCGCAGACCATTGACCTTGTACATGGCCGATTCCCCTTCGATCAGGACAGGATGACGCGGCCTTCGGTGCCGTCGTACAGGTTGTAGCTGGACAGGATCGGCACGCCATCCCAGGCGAGCACCTTCCGCGTGATGTTGGTGTCTTCGGGACGCATCTGGACGCGGTCCTTCTTGAAGGTCCGGCCCAGAAGGTTCTGAACGCGCTGGTGCATCAGCAGCATCGTCCGGCCCGAACCGGTCGCTCGGACGTCCGCCAGCAGGTCGTCGATCTGGGTGTCGGTCGGCAGCTTGTTGTTGGCGATGTCGATGTTGACGATCGCGCCGACATTGCGCACGCCGGTGAGCTGGAAGCCCAGATCCGACTTCATGCGCACGCCGTAGCCCAGCACCCCACCGCCGATATCATAGAGGGCGCCGCCGTTGATCGGCGTGGTGTCGAACATCGTGCCGTTGCCGAATCCCTTGGGATTGTAAAGCCCCGAGCAGACGCCTTCCTCGAAGCGAACGGCGATGATGCTGTAGTTGGCCGAACCCGTGCCGCCCGCATCGTAGACGGTCTTGGTCGTGGCGCCGGCACGGAACCGGTCGATGGCATACTGACGCAGGTTGTCGTAGACGATCACGCGCTCGGTGTTCATGCCGGTGTTCTTCAGAACCGGGCCGGAGCGGTCGGCGAAGTACTTCTCCTTGCCGCCATACTGGCGGGCCTTGTCCTCCGCCACGGTCATCTGACCGCCCATCTTCGCCAGATCGAAGCGGATCAGCTTCGTGGTCGAGTTGACGGCGGGCAGCGGCGCGTCCATCGCGACGAAGCCCATCGCGTCGGCGTTGGTCAGTTCTTCGGCCACGTGCCACATGTCGTGGGTGGTGGACGAAAAAGGAATGAGGTCCAGGATCGGAGTCTCTTCCGTCAGGTGGTCGATCTGCTTGGGCTGCTTCTTGCTGTACTCAAGCGCCACCGTGCGCAGGGTATCGAGCGGCATGGAAGGACTCCGTTAATTCTTGAAGAGCGACTTGAAGTAGGCTTCTTCCGACATGGCCTCGCCTCCGCCGCCATGTGCCGACGGGATGCCGGCGTTCGCCCGCGCGATCAGCGCCTCGACGGCCTGGAAGAGGCCGGCATCGACGGGCAGCCGCTGCGCCAGGACGGTGTGATGGTCGGGCAGGTTCGCCTTGATCCAGCCGTCCATGGCGGTGAACCGGGCATCGCGGTTCGGGCCGAGCTTGGCCTGTTCCGCCGCGATATCCGCGGCCACCTGCTGATGCTCCTTCGCCTGCGAGTCGACGTAGGCGGCCAGCAGCTTCGACAGGCCGGCCTGCGGCAGTCCGAACTCGTGAGCGATGGCCCGGACCGACTGGCCCAACGGCGTGTCCGCCGGTTCGAAGGTCAGACCATCCGGCAGCTTGAATTCGGCGGGCAGCTCCAGCTTGTAGCCGTCGGGGCCTTCGGGGATGCTGGCGCGGCGCGCCTGATCGTCGGAGACCAGCTTGGCGAGGTCTTCGACCTTCAGCGCGCCCTTCTCGCCGTCCCAGAAGGACTCGAGCCCCGTCGGCGCGGCCGGCGCAGTAGCGGGCTGGAGGCTCTCCGGCTGGAGCGGTGCTTCCGAAGTGGGGGGCGGGGCGGGCGGGTCGTCCGTGGGACCGCCGCCCTCACCCTCCGGGGCGAAGGCGACGGAGACGAAACCGGGACGGCGCGGGCCGCCGGGGTTGGCGAACGAGCAGCGCGGGCCGTCAGTCGGTCCCGGCCAAGCCGGCGCGGAGGTCAGAGGGATCGGTGCGGGTTCCATCGGCGGTCCACGTTTCGATTGCGTGGACAAGCTGCCTCTGGCCCTCCAGATGGAACAACGCACTGGCCGATGCGTCGGGGCCGAGCACGCGGTCCTTCGTCCGGCGGCGCAGGGCGACCAGCAGTTCGCGGCCCTGGCCGGTGGCGAAGACGGCCGCACACAGGCGGGCCATTTCGGCGTTCGCGCGGGCCTCAGCCGCCGCGCGCCGCTCCTCGTCCGAAGGGGCGCCCTTCCGAGCGCGCCGCTTCGTATCAAAATCGTCCCAACTCATTGCTGCGGCTCCACCGGCGGCGCCTGAAGCGCCTGTTGCTGGGCTATGATCTGCTGAACCTGCGCCTGAGTGCGGACCAGCTTGGCCGGGATGTCGTAGAGCTTGGCGCGGTACCGCAAGGCCTCCTCCATGTCGATCCACATCGCCGTGGTTTCCGGCCCGACCGTCTGCGAAGTGGTGACCAGAAACTGGTCCACGCGCTGGGCCTCCGATTGCTGCATGGCCTTCAGCAGGGGCGACTGCGCCCGGAGCTTCACCGGCTGGCCCTTGAACCGGATCTGCGCAGGGAGCTTCCCGCGGGCGCGCAGCAGGAAGGCGAAGCGCAGGAACAGCGGGCGCAGCAGTTCGGTCACCAGCCGGCCGACCGGGGCGCCCATGCGCTTGGCCTTCGCGGCGGCCTGCTCCTGCCATTGCGTCGCCGTCGGCGGGGTCAGGCCGTTCTGCCGCGGCGCGTCCTGGAACATGGCGTCCCGGATGCGCGAGCGCAGATCCTGCAGGCTGAACTGTGACACGTCGAAGTTGGCGCCGGACACGATCGGCCGGATTTCGGAACCCTGCGCCATGGGAATCCACGTCCCCGGCGCGATGCCGCCCGACACGTCGATCACGCCGTCGTCGGGGTAGGAGGTCACCGGCTGGAGCGCGTAGTCCAGCGCCTCCAGCATGCGTTCGGTGACGTAATTCGCCGTCTTGACCTCGGGCAGCACACTCATCAGCGGGCCGTGGCCCCATGCCGTCTTGGCGTCGGTGTCCCAGCGCGCGACGATGATCGGACAGGCCCCCTCCCCGACCAGTTCACGCTGCACCAGCGCCTTGCCGCCGCACAGGACGGCGTATTTCCACACCTCGTCATCGCGGCGGGTCAGGTCGCGGTACAGGCCGTCGGTCACGTCGACTTCGGCATCGCCGGTCTTGGGCAGGCTGAACGTCTTGGCGTCGGGCCAGAGGATCGGCACCTCGTCCGCGCGCAGCTTGAACTTTCGCCACCGGCCGTCGACACGCCCATAGGGGCCGCGGTCGACCAACAGGTCGGACACGCTGATGGCCTCGACGTGGATCGGCTCCGTCGGGTCGATGTCCTGCACCAGCAGCGCCATGGTGCCGACGGCGAGGTCGGCATACCCGACCTGGAGCGCTTCATAAAGGTTGGACGCGGCCATGGCCTCCATGACGGTCGCCTCGATTTCCTCCAGCGGACCTTCCAGCTCGCGCAAGGCCGCATCGCCCAAGCCCTGGTCGGGCTCCAGCCGCATCCAGGTTGCCGACGGCGGGGTGAAGGTGGACAGCAGGTCGCCCGCGAAATCCTTCACCGAGACAACCGCCGTGCCGTCGAACACGTCGTCCTGTGCAGCCGGGTCGTCCTGGTGCCGGTCGGTCAGGTGGCGCCAGGGCATGGCGAGGCGGTAGCAGTCGTCCAGACGCCCGCGGCGGCGCTGCTTGTCCTGGTCAGCGCGCGCGATCCGGCGCGTCAGGTCGCGCGGGGCGGACGGCGGGGTGGTGTTGCCCATCAACCGGCTCCCACGGTGCTGCCGGCGGTACCGATGTTCCCCAGCAGGCCGCGCGCTCCATCGCCGCGCGCCCGGCGACGGCGGGTTTCTTCAGCCAGAACGCCCTGCTTTTCGCGAGCGGCCAGGGCATCGGCCCGTTCCTTCTCCCGCGCGGCCAGAGCGTCGGAGCGCTCCTTCTCCCGCGCGGCCAACTCGTCCGCCGCCTTCTGAGCCGCCTGCGCGGCGGTTTTGGCCTCTTCAAGCTCGCGCTGACGGCGGGCCTCGACCTCCGGATCGATGGTGGGGGCCGGCGTGGGTGGCGGCGCGGCGGGCGGATCAGGAACGGGCGCGGGAGCGGGGGCTTTCGGCTTCATGAATCCCATGGCGTGGCGAGTCCTCGAATGCGGCTGTGGCGCCCATTCGCAGAAGCTGCCGGTGCAAGCCGGGCGGGGACAACGCACCCCGGACGCCCAACAGCGCCGACACGGCGCCGACGCACCCTCCGGTGACGGGCTGAAACAGGCGGCACGCCCGCGGGGCGAAGCGCAGAACGCGCCCGGCGGACGCCTCGATCAGTTCGGCCAGCTTGGCGCCGGCCTCGCCCTGGTCGAGCAGCAGGATCGTCGTGCCGGTCGCTCGGGGATCGAAGATCACCCACCGCTCCGCCTCGGCGTCATAGCCGGCGGCCAGCACGTGCCGAAAGCCGGGCCGTGTGAATAGGTCCCACCACGCGAACCGCTCGCCATCGGCGAAGAAGACGAGCCATTCCCTCACCATCGGCGCGGCTTCCCGGTCGGCTTGGCGAAGGGGCGGTAGGCGGTGCGGGTGTTGGTCGGCTTCTTCGGTTCAGCGGAGCCGGTCAGCAGCGCCCGGCCCGCGCCGCCTCCGATCAGCAGGTACTGGCCGGCATCGTTCACGTGGCTGTGCTCGTCCTTCACCGGCTGGTCGGTGTAGCGGTCGGCGCCCGCCAGCTTCATTTTCCGGTACCGGTAGCCCCATTCCATCGAGGCGGCGTAGCGGGGGCACGTCGGGGAAATCAGGAAGGCCGGATAGCCGTTGACCAGGCGGTTCAACTCCGCCTCCACCGCCTCTTTCCGGACCGTGGTGTCGTTCGTCGGCGCCGGCTGGATCGGGAGGCCGCAGGCACGGAAGATCATGAACGGGGACCGCTCGTCGCTCTGCGCCCGCTGGTCACCAGCAGGATCGCCGAACAGGCTGAATTTGAAGCCGGGGAAGCGGCTGGCCAGCTCCGCTTTCAGCAGCGGGGCGAAGGTCACCGCGCCCATTCCGGCGTCATCCTCCGCCACCAGCTCGTGCAGGATCAGCCACCGGCCCATGACGTGCTGTCCGAACACCGCGGCGGGCGTCAGGCCGAAATCCACGCCAACCAGGATCGGGTGCCCTTCGACCGGCTGCAGCGGCTGCTTGGCAACATGCAGATCGGGCCGGAACATGGGGAAAACCGGCTTTCCGGTGCGCGATCGGCCCAGCTTGTTGCAGAGCGCGATCCGCACGTCGTGGATGGTCTGGCCGCGGGCGGCCTCCAGGTAGAAGTTCTTCCCACCGGGGAGCCACGCCGTGTTCTCCGCCACCGGGTTCGGCTCGAACCGGACGTGGTTTCCCGCGTCATCGGTGATTTCGACCAGCCCGCCCGGCTGGTTCCAGAATTCCCAGCCCTCCGGCTTCACCAGTTCCCGCTTTTCGTCGTCCGACAGCTTGGAGGGGATCGGCACGTCGCCGCGCATGATGGGAATCCAGTGGTCATCCGCCGGCGCGTTCGTGTCGAGGATCATGATCGGGTAGCTCGGGCCGCCGTCCATCACCGCAGGGAACCGCCCGCGACGCCGCCACAGGCCGCCGATGACGCGGCGGGGCAGTTCGCGCGCCTCGTTCACCCAGATCGAGGTGAATTCCAGCGACAGCACCTTGTGCAGGGCGCCTTCATCGTCCAGCGCGACGAACCACACGTCGCATTCCACGTCGCCCGCGCGGATTTTGTGGCAGAACGGCGCCGTTTCCAGGAACTGGCCGTAGGTTTCGGGCGGAAACAGCCGCTTCCAGGTCTGAACCGTCGTCAATTTCAGGTCGTTGAAGGTGTTGCGCACCACCAGCATGCGCGTCCGCCGGATGCCGTCCTTCTGCGGCGCCTGCCGGATCGCTGACATCCACAGCTTCATCGCCGAAGCCGTCGACTTCCCGGACCCCTCCGGCCCCTGGATGCACAGCAGCAGCGCCGTGCGGTTCAGCAGGAACTGGCGTAGCGTCTCGCCGTCGGGCTTGTAGACGCTCGCCCCGCCCTTGATCGCCTGCTGCGCGCTCGTGCTCATCGCCTCACCATCGGAAAGAATGTTGCGGGTTCATGGGGTTGGGCAAAATCGTGAGGGGGTGGCCCGCAGGACGAAGGGCGCGCGGGTTTTGCCCCTCCCCCCGCCCGCGCCTGCCCGCCGCGTGGCCCCGGGGGTGGGGGTCGGGCCGCCGGGCCGGCTGGGGCTGTGCGGGGGCGCGATCAACCTGCGCTGGTGCCTTTCGCCCCCTATTCGCGTCACCCCCTGCGCGGCTTTGGCCGAGAGGGGAGAGGGGAGGGGAGCGTACGCGCAGGGCCCATGGAGCCCGCTTCGGCGCGTACGATATGCATCCATAACCTCAATTATGGAAATTGCCCTATTCATCGGCTGGCGTACGGCCCTCGATGACCGTGGCGCCCTCCCCTTCGATCACCGGGCCTGACGGGCTGAGGTCGATGACCCAACCGACCTGGACGTTGCCGTTCAGGTTCACGTTGGCGTCGATCCGATCCCCGTAGACCTTGGGCTTGCGCTTGGCGGCCAGCCACTTCAGTGCGTCGATGGCCGTTCGCCCGGCCTGCGCATCCAGCTTGCCGTCCAGCACCTGCTGCGCGGCGTCGGCCACCTTGTCCGCGTAGCTGTCGCCCTGGACCTCGCGTGCGCGCGCGTAATCGTTAGCGAGTTGAGGATCACTCCTGATCCACTCGAACACGGTCGGCTTGCTAGGCGTGTCGGTGAGGGCGCAGAAGGCGTCGAGGGAACCGCCGTCGGCGATGTGCTGGAGGAGGCGCTCCCACGCTTCGGCGCGGCGTTCAGGGGTCCAGACACGTGGCCGCTTCGGGGCGGTGTGGTCCGGGAGGTTGATGCGGTCGGGCTGGGGCGTGGCGTCGGTCATGCCGCGGAGGATAGCGGCGGGCCGGCGGGGTTCGTAACGCACCGCAGGCGTTTATTGGGGAGGAACGCGCGCGAGGCTTGCTCACGTTTCGGAAGGCCTGTCAAGAGACTTGCGTTTTGCCTAGCATTTCCAATGGGTTCGGAGGATGCGATTGTAGCCGCTCGCCGGGTGCGTTGGGTTGCGGCTACAAATGGCCTGTAGCCTCAGGGGCTACAACAGGACGGACGATCAGGTGGCCTTCGAGACGATCAGCGGAGAGGAGTTCGCACGGCGCCGGAAGCGGCTCGGCCTCACCCAAGAACAGGTGGCTGCCTTGGTGCGGCGCCACCGTGTGACGGTGGCGGACTGGGAGCGGCTGAACCGCGAAGTCGACCCGCAGTCCACCGCACTCCTCCTGGCGTTCGAACTGATGCCCGAGAAGCGGCGCGTGTTGTTGATGCCACGTCCACAGCCATCGAAACCACCCGTGGTCAAGCTACAGCGATGCCAGGCGGACGCGGAGAAGCCCCACATGTCGAAATGAGACACTTTGCGTCTCGCCATTCCCTAAGATGCATGCCAGCATGGGCTTACCTCATTTGTGAGGCATATCGATAGATCACTCGCCCAATCCGCTGGAACCTTGCCGATGCCTGCAGTTATAGATCAAGTCCGCGATTATATTGAAGAGCAAGTGTTTGCGCCGGCTTTAAGGCACCCAACCCTACCGGATGAGGTGAAGAGCACCATTAGGAACTCAGCCATGTGGCTGCGTCAGTTCTCAAGAGTTGGTGACCTATTAAATTACATGGATCGATTTCAGGGAACACCCAACAGCCCCGTGTTTAATGGTTTGAAAGCCGCAGGGTTAAATACATTTGAGGATATTCGCGCCAACCTTCTTGAGCGATTCGGCGCATGGAAAAATGATCGCACGCGGCTCGATGATTTCGTTATTGGGCTTGATTATACATCAAGTCAATTGGTCATTTTTGCAGAGGTTTACGATAATCGCAGCGGCGGCATTCTACCCATTGGCTCTGATGGCGCTTACAAAGCTGTATTTATCAAAGCAACTCTTAACGGCGGAAAGTACCAAAACCAGTGGATTGAGGAGGGCGTTTCTTTAAAGTATTACCTAAAAAGCATAAGCGAAGTTTTCAAAGAAGATTTTAAAGTCAATGCAGCCATTATTCAGAACCCGCAGGTTCCGGTTTATGCCTTTGTAAGACAGACTACTGGTGAAAAGTTCCGTCTTGCCGGCATATTCAAGAATATGGGTGTCCACACAGAGCAAGATGGCTCGAAATGGTTTGAGCTAGCGATTCGCGTTCCTGAAGCTGACGCCCCTATGGACGCCCATGAACTACAGAAGAACCACAAGCTGGCGGTGATTCGCGCCCAGGCTGGTTCTAGCTCCGATCGGCAACGGCGTCTTGCTACTGCTCAACGGATCCCCTCTTCTGTTACCGTCGTCACGACGGCTTTTGTAAGAAATCCTGATGTGGTCGCTGAGGTCCTCGACCGTGCTGCAGGGGTTTGTGAAGGATGCAAAAGTCCCGCTCCATTCTTTCGTAGTTCTGATGGCACCCCGTTTCTGGAGGTCCATCACAAAGTCCCTCTTGCAGCAGGAGGAGAAGATACCGTGGCGAACGCAGTAGCGCTGTGCCCGAACTGCCATCGTAACGAGCATTACGGCAGCCCACTCTGGCCTTGGAAGTGAGCCCATACCAATCTGGCCGCGTGGGGCTGGCTGCTGCCCGACCGCCGCAAGCAGTTCATGCGGCTGGCCCAGCACGTCGGGTGAACCTTCCCTCACCCCCCCAACACCTCGTCGTCATCAAAACAGAATAATCGTTAATAAGTTACAAGCAGCGGCGACCATTCCCACCAAATTCCCGAGCGCCAAAAACGGCTTTTTTGAGAATGGCAGCAACCAAGCAATTATTGGTGATTTTTTTGCGATGTCATCAACATAACACACAATCCTGACCGACAGAGAAACAAAAGCTAACCAAAATGATGAAAACAGCGAAGAATACAAAAAAACAGAAGACATGTCGTTCCACCCAAGCCCTGAGACAACAGTATCCGCAACAGCGCGAGCCGATGCGGCCGCGTCATTCCCATTTCCATGTATTCCAATATAATACACGAGAAAAAATGAAGAAGAGAATACGCACAATTTATATAATAAGTCTTTAAATAAATTTTTCATCACCTCAATTACACCATTAGAAGCCTCGATCCTATTCAATGTCTTGAGAAAATACCCCAATATCATATAGTCAACGATCACATTCACAAGAACACCGACAACAGACAAAATCTCTAAGAAATTGTAAATGACCTCTGCCTGTAGTACGTTAGAAGAATACAGGTGAGACAAACGAGCAAAAAACACGCAGGAGAATATCATAAGCGCGGCAACGGAGAATGCGGCGCTCCTGAAAAAGAATTTCAAGCTATCGGGGTTTTCCCCAAACATATGTTCAAAGACCTTTCGCGCTATAAGCGCTACCCCACCAATTTTTCCTGCTTCTCTAACTCCAATATCAATATACTCTGCCATAATACGACTCACAAACTCCGGCATCCATTTGTCAGCATTCACAAATGGGGCACGCGCCGCCCATCCGACTATGATTGAAGAAATCAAAGAAGACAGGATCCATACGTTGTATTTTTCAGAAAATTGGTACGCTGTCTGTAAAATTTCTAACATTCGTCCACCCATTTTCGCTTGGGAGTCAGCATGCATGCTGCCGCCGCATGCACGCCGCCAATGATGGTAGTCGTAAAGTTACCAAATACATCGGACGCCTGCTAATCCTGCGTTGTCAGGATGTCTCCCCCTCCGCCATGTCAATCTGCGCCTGCCGCGTATCCTCGTTCCCGCGGGCGGCCCAATCCTCGAAGTGCGGCCCCGGATAGACCAGCTTCAGCGCCGGCTCGCCCTGCGCCCCGATGTCCGTGGTGGGCGTGTAGCGGCTGGCCTTCCCCTCCAGCCAGCGGGCGCCATCGAGGTTGCAGTCCCGCAGGAAGTAGAGCTGGTCGGCGTTGCGGTTCATGCCGGTGCGGCTGACGGCGGTGGCCTCCCCATCGTCGGTGAGCTGCGCCAGGATCAGAACCCAGATCCCCAGGCGCTTCACCGTGGCGGCCAGCCATTCGGCCACGCGCCGCAGGTGCTCCTCCTCCGACGTGCCCGGCGGGCGCCCGGTGACGAGCTGCCAGTAATCCACGATCACCCCGGCGCAGCGGTGCCGGTACTTCGCGGCGAGGATCTCGGTGCGCAGCCGGTCCATCGTGCCGCCGGGCATGTCGACATAGATCACGTTGTCCAGCCGCTCCGCCGTCGCGGTGGCAGCATACTGGCCGGCGCGGGCGAGGATGGTGGCGTGAACATGCCCGATCAGCGCCATGCTGTGGGTGCCCAGCTCGCGTGCCACCTGCCGCTGTTCGATCTCCAGCGCGCCCATCTCCAACGCGAGGTAGGCATGCCGGACACCGGCCCGGTTCAGGGCGTAGCTGATTCCTCCGGCCAGGGCGGACTTGCCGGCCTTGCCCTTGCCAGCGATGCAGTACATGCGCCCGGCGTAGAGGCCGCCACCCCAAGCCCGGTCGATCGACGGATAGCCGGTGGGGAACACCCTGCCCGGCTTCTCCATGCCCGCGACCATGGCGGCTAGCACCTCGGAACGGGTCCGGGCCCCTCCCCCGTCGACCAGCCCTTCGGCCTCCCCGATCACGACGGAAACGGCGTCCTCGATGCGATGGGCCTCGTCCGCCATCACGACGGCGCGCAGGCCGGTGTCGATCAGCCGGCGGCGGGTGGCAAGCTGACGAATCGTGTCGGCATAGTCGATCACCGCGGAGGGCAGCCCCGCGGCCCCGGCCAGCCCGGCGAGGTAGGCCCGGCCCCCTCCGACCTCCTGGAGCACGTCGTCACAGGCCGTCGCCACGTCGCCCAGCAGCCGGTGATCCACCGCCCTGCCCTGCGACACGCGCTCGGACACGGCGCCGTAGATCGCGCCGTGCACCGGGTCGGCGAAGTCCTCGGCGGTCACCCGCCCGACGGTGCGGCCGAAGGCGGCGGGCTGCGTCAGCAGGGCGCCCAGCAGCGCCTGCTCGACCTCGGGGTTGGCGTGGCGGTCGAGCATGCGGGAAATCGCCGGGGTGTTCCGTAGCTCGGCGAAAGCGGTGTCCATGGGTCAGACCTCGGTGGGGGTGTCGAAGAACAGCGGGATTTCGGAGAGGGAGGAGGCTTGCCGTTTGGCCTGGGGCGGCGCGTTGGCATTGCTCGGCGGTGGCTGGCCAGCGGGGAATTTCCGCTCGGTCACCGGGCTGATGCAGTCGTTCAGCCACGTCTTGCGCCAATCGGCCTTCAGGCCCTTCGAGCCGGCCAACCCGCCCCAGTAGTTCCGGAAGTTCTCCCAGCGCAGGCCCAGCACGCGGCGGCTGAGCAGCGGCAGCTGGTGCTTTTCCCGGGTGTGATTCGCCGCCTGTGACCAGTCGTCCGGTAGGTCGCCGTCGGGAACGCGCGTGCCCCGCTTGGTCTGCTTGGCGGGTTCAGGTGGGTTGTCGTTGGCCGGGAGCGTGACCACCCCTTGCTCAGCAAGATCGGGCAGCGCGTCGCCCGGCAGGGCGCGCGACTCCTTTCCTTCTTTATTTTCATTACCTTCTTTTATTTGTGTCTCGGTGCTGTCTCGCTCCTGTCTCGGTGTTGTCTCGGTAGCTGTCTCGGTGCTGTCTCGCTGTGCCTGATATCTGTCGTAGTTACAGATAGTTATGAGGCACACCCCGTCATCAGCGGTGTATCGGATCATGTCATCCGAGACGAGACGCGCGATGAAGCGAGACACCTTGGATCGGTCCCATTTCCAGGTCGCCGCCATGTCGCGGATGGACCGGCAGAGCTGGCCGCGCTGAAGGCGGACCGTCTTCCCCTTCGCGCCCCAGACGCCATCGGCATAGTTGGCCGTCTCGACCAGCCACACCCAGGCATCCCGCCGGCTAAACGGCTCGTCGTTGAAGACGGGGTTGTCCTGCCACCCGCGGTGCATCAGGTAGAAGCCGCTCACGATGCCCCCGTTTCCGCGGCGCGCATGTCCTCGACGGTCCGGAGGATTCGCGCGGCAACCTCGCGGATCCCGTCACGGTCCCAATCGTGCTCCTGGGCAATTTCCTGAAGGTCGCGCGCAGCCCCTTCCAGCCGCTTCAGAGCATCCGGCGGGGCGACGCGCCGGCGGGGGTTGGAGACCGGCAGATGGGTGACGTTGTTCATGCGGACGCCCTCCGCACCACCTCGGCCCACTCCGCGCGCCAGGACGGCGCGTTGTTGTTGGCCGCGGGCGGGTGCGCCGGGTGCTGCTTCGACCAAGCGCGGATGTCGCCATGGTCCCAGACCCAGCCGCCGGCATGCGGGCGGGCGCGTTTGCGGATCTGGTCGCGCATGGGTGTGGTGTTGCTCATGCTGCGGGCTTCCTGCTGACTTGGCTGGGCAGCGCGTCGAGTTCGTAGATCTCGACCGACAGGCCCGGCTTCGTGTCGTAGAATTTCGAGATCGAGACGGACACGGCCTGCACGTCGTCTTTCCAGACCACACCATTCAGGGCGTCGAGGACGCCTTTCAGCACGTTGTCCAGGTCCGGCTTCGTGGTGGGGCGGACGGCGCCCCGGAGCGCGGCGGAGGACTTCCAGGCGGCCCAGCCATCGGGGGCAAGGCACGTCACGCAGATGTCGACGCGGACCGGCCCGTGGACGAGCGGGCGCCCGGACATAGCCCGCTGCGCCTCGCTCTTGACCTCGGACTCATACCGGCGGGTCTTCTCCGGGGTGCGGGTAGTCACCCCGCCCCCCGGCAGACGCGCGAACTTTGGCCGCCCCTTCCCCACAACGGGACCATCTAGGCGCAGCGTGACGAAGGGTTCGGCCACCATGATCAGGCGGCCTCGCTGTCGGCGCCGGTGGCGCTGTCATCGTTGGCCGGCTTCGGCGTGGCGCCCGGACGCTCCCAGGCCCGCACCTTGCCGTCCTTCTGGTCGGCCCACCCGCGCTGGATGTGTTTCTTGGCGCCTTCCGTGTGGCCCTCGCAGACCTCGGTGATCGACTTGCCGGCCTCGCCGCCGTCGTAGCCCAGGTGGTAGAACTGCACCGTCTCCACGGCGCTCAGCCGCCCGCGGCGGGTCTTCTCCTCGGCCGCCGGGGCTGCGCTGTTCTGGATGGCCTCGGTGGTGTAGGCGCCCTTCGGCAGCGGAGCCACCTCATGGGTGGACATGCCGATCACGGCGTCGCGGATCTCGAAGGGCGTCAGGTTGCGCCCCAGCGCCGCTGCACGGTTGTTCAGCGCATCGGCTAGCATCTGCACGTGCTCCGCCGCGGCGATGGCCTCGAAGACCTCCGCGTCGCCATGCAGGAGGACCCACAGCGACACCTCCGCGCCGGTGCCGTCCTTCGCCGTTCCGACCTCGACCGCGCTGAAGAACGGGCCAACCTGCTCGGCCGGCTGCTCGGGCTCGACCTGCAGGTCGATTTCCACGCCACCAGCGGCGGGCGCGCTGTCGTCCAGGATGGCCGGCTCGTCATCCTTCGCGCCGGTGCCGTCCTCGTCGTCGTCCTCGCCACCGTCCACCGGCTCCATCGGGAGCGCCTTCTGGTCCGGGTCGATGGTGGCCGCCGGGCGCATCCGGTCAAACTGCGCCGCGTCGGTCAGCACCAAGGTCATCGACGCCCCCCTACGCGTGATCAGGGCCGGTCCAGCCTCGTCCACGTTTGAAGCCGTTGCCGCGATCTTGCCCTTGGCGTCGATGTTGTCGAACTTCACGGCGAACGCGGGATAGTCGCCCACGGCGACCACGCCGACGATCTGCGGCACCAGCTCCTGCATCAGGGCGGTGAAGCGCTCGGACGCCTCCCGCTGCTGGGCCTCGTTCGGCCGCGCGACCTTGCAGAAGGCGGTCATCATTTCGTCGCGGCCCTGCGCGACAAGTCGGTCCTGGTGATGCTGGGTAATCATGATCTGCCTCCAGTTGGTGAGGGGGTCAGCCGGCGCGGTTGGCCGGCGTGTTGGTGTTCGCCGCGTGGGCGGCGAGTCCGGCGAAGACGAACGCCATCGGCGCCGCGTTCGCGTTGCCGGCCGCGATCTGCACGGCGTTGGCCGTGGGCATGCGGACAGTGAGGGTGTCGCCCCGGAGGATGCCGGCGGTGCCGTTGGCCAGGGCAGCGGAGAGGATTTCAGCGGTACGCGGGGTCATGGCCGTTTCCCATGCAGTGGGAGGAAGGTGACGACCACCGCGGCGCCCTGGTCGACAACGACATGCAGGACGCGGTGATCGAGGCTGACGAGCCAGCGTTCACGCACCCCGGCGGCGGCGATCCGGCACGCGCTGGGCTGCCGGTTGTCGTTCGCGCGGGCGGCGGTGATCTGGCGGAAAAGCTCGGTCTTCAGCTCAAGGGTGAAGGCCAGCCCATAGCGCTCGTTCAGGCGCTTGGCGGCGCGACGCTCAACGAAAGGCACGATCCGGATGGGCTGGGAGGCGGTCATTGGGCGCCGCCGTTGCGCCGGGGTTTGCCGTATAGCCCGGCCTCCCACGCCTCGGCGGCGTGGCTGTCCGGGGTATGCACGGCATCGAACAGACCGTCGCCGAACGTAGCGCGCAGGTCGTGCCAGCCGTCGTGGTTGGGCTCCACCCTGCCGTCCATCCAGTTGCGAATGGTCTTGGCCGGATAGTCGTGGCCGGTCTTCGCGCGGATCAGGGCGGCCAGTTCCTTCGCGAAGCTGGTGGAGCCCTGGAGCGCCATCAGGAGGCGCAGCAACCGGCGCTGACGGGCCAGCCTTTCGGCCTTCTCGGCAGGCTTCGAGGGAAACTCTTGGGCAGAATTCGCCATTTCTGACCGTGCCTGTTCGGCGGCACGATCCAGCTCACCGAAGTCGAACAAGGCGGGCGCTTCTGGCGCTGTTCGCTTCGGTCGCTCGTCCGGCACGTGAGCCCGGAGCAACGACAGTTGAGAGGCGGCAACCATGTCACCGACCCCCGAGCACGACGGCGAGGACCGTCACGATCAGCACCAGCAGGGGCAGGCCCAGGACGGCCAGAGCGGCGCGCGTGCCGAAAGTGGCAGGGCCACCAACGGAATGGTCATCCCCTTCCCCGCCCGCGCCCTCGAACGGCGCCCCGCGGCCCGGCAGAATGGCCGTCATGGTGGACTGGAGAAGTCCGACCCGGCGGCGGATGCCCGGAAGCGCATGACCCGCGATCCTATTCCCCATGGTGCCTCCGAAATCTGTGGTGTCCGGGTGTGGGGCCTTCCGGCCCTGCGCATGTCCGGCGGCGTGATCCGCATGCGGGTCGAGGAGCCGCCCACCCAGCGGCCCCGTCTGGAACTGGTCTATTCGGTGGCGTGCGCGCTGACGGACGAGCCGCGCGAGGGCTGAAGTCGGGACTTGTATGCCGCGATGAATGCCTCGGCGCGCTCTATGCGGCTGAGCGTGACTGCCCCCTGCTTGAGCCGGGCGACAAACTTATGATCCCCCACCGACTGAAGACCGAATTCGCGTGCGGTCATTCCAGTCTCAATGAGGAACCGTTCGATGCGTGCAATGATGCGTTCTCGGGTCTTCATGGACGCCAATCATGGGGCATTAATGCCCCATTCGCAAGGGCCTATTTGCCCCGAGATTACCTCCTTTGGTGCGTGGCATAATTGCCCCACCATGGAACGCACCCACCTGCAGAATGAGCTGAAGCGGAGACGTGAGGAGCTTGGTATGTCGCAGCGCGATCTATCGCTGCGCGCCGGGCTCAACGACTCTGCCGTAAAAAAGATCGAGAGCGGGAGCGTGCGGAATCCCCGCAGCGACAGCCTGCTCAAGATCGCAAATGCCTTGGGTTGCACGCTCGCTGAGTTGCTCGGCACTGAGCAGGAAACTCCCGCCCCTGGCCCGGAAGCCTTCTCTCAGCCCCCCGCCGCGGCGACGCCTGGTCCGCGCGTGCCGGAATACGGCCCGACTGAGGTGCAGCCGGAACGTGTCGTCTCTATCCCAGCGATTTCCCAGATGCCCAGAGATGTTCCAGTTTACGGCGTGGCAGTTGGCGGCGACGACGCCGACTTCGAGTTCAACGGCCAGATCGTCGATTACGTCCGCCGCCCGCCCGGTCTCATAGGCGTCGAGGGCGCGTTCGGCATCTACGTGATAGGCACCAGCATGGACCCTCGATATGAGGAGGGGGACCTAGTTTATGTGCATCCAGGCCGTCCAGCCCGTCCCGGCGATGACGTGATCATTGAGATGTACGATGGCCATGAAGGCCGATCCGGCCACTGCTACGTTAAGCGACTCCTGAAAAAGGCAGGAGGCGCCTACATCTGCCGTCAGTACAACCCGCCGCGCGACGATCTTGCATACCCAATTGAGCGCGTGAAGAAGGTCCACCGCATCATGACCGCTGCCGAGTTGATGAGCGCGTAGCACGCGCCGGCAGCCCTTGACTCTCGGCGCCGTGAACGTGAACATAATGCGAACACGCATTATGGAGTTCGCCATGCCCGAGCAGCAGCCCCGTCAGCTTTTCGTCGTGGAGGACAGTCGCTGCCGCGCCGTGGTTTCTGCGCGCGACGCCGGCCGGGCACGCGCCGTTGCTGCGGCCATGCTGCTCGGCAGCCCGTGCGCGGAACGCCGGGACGCCCTGGTCGTCAGGGAGCCCGAGGAGGAGGAGCGAGCGGCCTTCGAGGGGCAGGCGCGAAGGATCGGCCACGGGGATTGCGGACTGTCGGCGATCCCGTTGTGATCTCAGCGCTTGCGCGCAAACGTTATGCACCACAGCAATCTGTTCGGATTCTATGTGAAGTTCATCACATGATTTCCACTTCTACAACGATCACACATGCGCGTGGAAATTGTTGTGGAGTTGCCATGCAAGCGGCTCGGAAACCCCGGAACGTCTTCATCAATGGTCGCCGCACCAGTATGCGGCTGGAGGCCGCTTTCTGGGACGGGCTGGTTGAGATCGCCCGGCGGGAGGAGGTGACGGTGGGCACGCTCTGCACCCGCCTCGCTGGCGAGCTGGAAACTCTGTCCGCCGGCAGCCTGTCCAGCGCTGTGCGGGTCTACGTGCTGTCCTATTTCCGGACGGCGGCTCCACCCCCAGGTAGGCGGCTGGCTCGCCGTTGACGCTCCAGTCTGGAAACGCGAAGGGCGCCCGAAGGCGACCTGGTGGTGTTACGCCTCCCGCTCACCCTATTGTCGAGCCGATTGGCTTGCTGCTCACGAAAAGACACTCCCCTACCAGATACGTTCAGAATGTCTTAGACTCGCCGCGAACCGCGACGGAGAAGGCAATCATGTGCAGCGAATGTCGATACCTAGAAGAGGTCGATTTGATCAAGGCGGCGCGCGCGCTCTGTGACGCCATGGAGAATGATGACCCTTCGGCCTTCATAAGTGATCATGCAGATGGGAGGGTCGCGGTGGACGGTTGCTTCAACATTATCAATGTTGCGAAGGTCTTTCTGGACTCTCTGAAAGCCTCGTAGATTTGTAACGCTCTCGAGTAATTTGTGCCGCCGCTTCGAATGCATCAAACATAGCTTCGATAGAAAGTCGAATCTGAGTCAAAGATTGCTGGGTAACCGGCAATGATAACAATTCACCTTTTCGCGTCATATGAAGATCGCGTCCCATGAGCGTGTTCACGATTGTGACAAGGCTTCCCTTCGCTTTCTTCAGCCAACCATTACCTGTTTTACCTCTAAATCCATTTTTTTGTTTGTCTCTTAGGATTTCAGCGGAGTGCGCTACGGTGTTCCTTATTTGCTTGGCCTTCGGGAAGCTATTGTTAAAAATCTCTGTAGCCTCAGAGAGTTTCGATTGATCAATGATACTTCTCAAGTCTGAGCAAGCTTGCAATAGTGCGCAAATCTCAGAAATAAGATAGTGCGCATGATATACAGTCATTGCGGCATCTTTCGCCGCAATGACCGACCAAGACGACGGAATTTTGGTAGCGCGCAGAGGGCCATGCACTTTCTCCAAGTAAAATTCCGGACCGTGCTTTAATATGTCTGGGCGAGCCCTGGCCTCGCTTGACTCATTCCATAGTGATAACCTGATGGACTCTGAGTAATCAAGCAACATCACCGCACTTTCAAAATCGCTAACATGGGTAGACAATGCTGACAGCAAGTCACAGATAACGATAGCTGCTTCACGTTCACCCTCGGGCAATTCGTCTACCACCAACATTGGAGGTATCAAGTACTTCATCTTCTCCACGACTCTCTCCTAGTTTATTCCGATCGCTCAATATTTATCCGCGTGCACATCACTCCCACTCAGCGCTGAGCGTGCAGGACGGTTATGAACCCGGCGAGAAATACGGCACCTAAGAGTATGCGGACGTGACTGCGCGGCTACCTCACTGTCCCGCCCGCCGCCAGCCCGCAGCCTGCGCCTCGTCCTCGCTGCAGAACCACCGCTCACCGTCGCTCGTGTCGATCCGCGTCTGGTCGTAAAACCGTCCGCCGGGGACGTGGTAGATCCGCTCGCCCTTCGAGTTGATGTTGCCCTTGATCTGGCAGCCGCTGGACGGAGCGCCTGTCGAGGTCGGAGCAGGCGCCGGGCGGCTCTGGTTGGCTGCCTGCGGCTTGCCCTCACGCTTCGTCGCGCGCCATTCCCACGGCGGCTGGAAGGTTCCGGCCCAGATGCCGGCCCGCGCCGCCCTGGCCGTCGCCTCGGCCCCCACGTAATCCTTGCTGTACTGACGGTAGGCCATGGCCCAGCCGTTGGTGGCCATCCAGGCGTTCAGGTTCTCACCGCCGACGAAGCACGCGGCGACGACTCGGCCATAGCGGTCCTTGTCCTTCCGCTCGCAAGTCACCGGGCGCCGCCCGATCCGGTCCGAAAGCGCAAGCGCGGCCTTCTGCCCGCAGCGCCAGTCCTTCCCGGCGCCGTCCTGACAGAGCTGCTGACTCTCCGGCGCGTCGATCCCGTGCAGGCGGACGCGTGTGCCCCTGATCTCCAGCGTGTCGCCGTCGATCACCGACGCGGTGCCGGTCAGATCGGCAGCGAGTGCCAAGTTAGAACCCAGAAGAAACGAGCACAAGGTCGGGAAAGCTCGCCTTATATTTTCAATAACCACAGCACCCTCTAAAACTACACATCAAAAGGCACCCAAGATTATTGGAAAGGATTCGGCGACCTTATCACTCTATCTCCCACATAGGGAGCAGAATTACCTGAGAAAGGATTGCTTTCACGATTTACATCTCCAAGATTTGCTGCACACCTAATAAGCTCAGGCAGCATCTGCTTAGTATTTGTAAGATTATACTGATAGAATGCACTTCCAATTCTTGCCGACAAGACGTTGCCGTTGCGAAATGCCTCAATAAATGTTTCGTTAAGGCGAAATGATATAATTACGCTATTATCGACACCCTTAGCCTCGTAGTTATTTTCATTCCTGCCATCCATTGACAAATAAACAGAATAAACCCCCTCAGGTATCTTCCACTCACTTCGGAAAAAGCTGATGGCTGCGCCGCCATTATTGGCAATCGCAAAGGATAGTCTACTACCGTTTTTATACTTTGCGCCTGCAATGCAGGATATACCATTTGTTTCTATTTCCCAGCCCCCAACAACCCTCCACGACACCCATTCGGCTGAAGCCGCGGAAGCAACGCAAACAATGACGGCGGCTAAAGCCAAAGTCCTCATTTTACGCTCCATGCATATCGCAGTATGCGCTCGGGGGCCTAACGCCACTCATGCGAGAGTGCCGACATACCCCGAATTTGTCTCGGGGCAAAAAAGCCCTTGACGGGGCATAAATGCCCCATGCACTCTTGCCCCACACCCACCCGAACGGATGTCCCGTAGCCCGGATGGGTGGTCCTCCCAGACTTGGCCGGCGCGCGGTGCGTCGGCCCCTCTGGGCGAGTGGGAGGCGGGTTTGAAAATCGAAGACCTCAACGCCGTTCGCGAAACCAACGACCGCATGAAGCGCACGGCGGAGTTCCTGGAGCGTGTCGAAGCCGGCAAGTTCGACGTCCGGTCCTGCGGTTACGACATCGCGCTCCCGAATACGCACACCGACGCCATCAAGGCCCTGATCGTCTCCGGTCTGCGCCAGCAGATCGCGGAATGCCGCAAGTCGCTGACTGACCGCGGCGTCGTGCTGCCGGAAGCCTGAGCGATGTCCCGCCAGGAACGCGACCTCCTCGACGCCCTGCGCCGCGCCTTCCCCGGCTGGTAACCGCCCCGCCCCATAGCCGCGCTCCGGCGCCTCCGCCCGCATGGATGATCCCAGCGGGCTTGAGGCGTCAGAGGAAGCCCCTCCCCGCCGTCCAGCCCTGGCAGGTCGTTACGGCGGGTCCACTGGCCGGTGGGCGTGCAGGTCGCCCGCCGGCCCTCTTCTCCAGAAGCGAGCCCCCATGAAGCTGAAGATCGTCAAGGAAGTCGAAGAGGTCGCCCTGTCCGGCGTGAACGTGGAGTTCACCCAGGTCGGCGGCGCGATCACCACCGTCACGTTCAAGGATGACGAAGGGCGCCTTCTCGTGATCCAGAAGGGCGAGAGCTACACCGGCTCCCTGAATGTGCTGATCCCCGAACCGCCGAAGTCCGAGGAGCGCTTCTTCGTCGTCGGCCGGTTCATGGACATGATCGACGTCGAGGAAGCCTTCGAGAGCGAGCACGAGGCGAAGGACCGCCTGACCGCTTACGAACGCAAGACCGGCGGCTACAACGAGTCCGGCTTGAAGGTCGAGAAGCGCGTCGTGCTGGTCGCCTCGACCGGCCAAATCGTCAAGACGCTCTCCGCCGCCAACGTCGGCGCCGCCGATCACCTGCCGTTCTGAGGCCCGCCATGGTGCCCGAACTCGCGCCGGTGCCGCATAGCACCTCCCTGACGATCCGCGTCGCTGGCCGGGTCGTCGGCACCATCGAGGCGGCCCACGCCCACCTGATCCAGGGCGCGGTGCTGCACTCCCCCATGACCGTGGACGAGCTGGAGCTGATGGACGACCACGCCCACACGTCCGGCCGGGCGAAGGCACTGGAGCGGTCCGCCGCCTACCAGCCGCCGTTCAGCCCGGCGGAGATGGTCGCCAAGTGGCGCGAGCGGGCGGAGCGGCACCGGGCCACCGCGCAGAACCTGTGCGGCGTGCTGCGGTGGCTGCGCAATCACCCGGAATCCCCGGCCGTCCGGTTCGACGGCTGCGACTGGTCGGCGGTTGCCGCCCGGAAGGAACTGGCCCACCAGCGGCACACGCACAGCCGGTGCTGCGGGCAGCTTGGGTTCTGGCTCCGGCAGCAGGCGGCCCAGCAGACGGCCACTGCCCTCGCCCTCCCGCCCGCGGCCAACGACGCGGCCCAGGCCGCCGGGAAGGTGGCGTGATGGCCGAGAACAGCGCAATCGAGTGGACCGACGCGACGTTCAACCCGTGGATCGGCTGCACGAAGGTCAGCCCGGCCTGCGACCACTGCTATGCGGAGACGCTGAGCAAGGCTCGCCTGGGCGTGCCGTGGGGTGCCGGGCAGCCGCGCCGCCGGACGAGCGTGCAGAACTGGAACCTGCCGCTGCGGTGGAACCGGAAGGCGGAGAAGGAAGGCCGCCGGATGCGGGTGTTCTGCGCCTCGCTGGCCGACGTGTTCGATGCCGAAGTGTCGGACGAGTGGCGGAACGACCTGTTCGACCTGATCGACCGGGCGCCTAACCTCGACTGGCTGCTGCTGACCAAGCGTCCGGCTGTTGCCCGCAAGGTGATGCCCGCAACGCCGCGTCCGAACGTCTGGCTGGGCACGACCGTGGAAAGTCAGGCCATGGCGGAGACGCGCATCCCGCACCTGCTGGCGACGCCCGCCGCCGTGCGGTTCCTGTCCATGGAGCCGCTGTTGGGGCCGGTGGACCTGACGCGCGTGGTAATCAGCGAGGGGCCAGCCGAGTTCTACGGCCACCCCAATATCACTAAGGCGAGGTTCACGGTGAACGCCCTCGCTGGCGTGCAGAGCTTCGGCTGGCGCAGCTTGGATTGGGTGATCGTCGGTGGTGAGAGTGGCCCGAAGGCCCGGCCTATGCACCCGGATTGGGCGCGGTCCCTGCGCGACCAGTGCGCCGCCGCTGACGTCCCGTTCCTCTTCAAGCAGTGGGGCGAGTGGGCGCCGATGGATGCCGCCCGCATCGTCAAGGACATCCCAATCCCGCCGCGCGGGGGCATTCATGGCGATTGGGTAAAGCGCTACGTCGTGTTCGCCGACGATGCTGGTGCAGTCCGCGTTCAGGCTGAGCCTTTCTCAGCGCTTGACAACACCTTGATGTATCGCGTCGGCAAGAAGGCCGCCGGCCGCTACCTCGATGGCGTGCTGCACGACGCCCTGCCGGCGGTGCGCTGATGCTACGCCCGGCGGCGCCCTCCCCCAACCCGGTAGACCCGCGGCGGCCGGCGGCGGCGGTACCAGCTCCGCAGGGAGCAGTACGGGCCAGCGATGTCCAGGTCGAGGGGAAGCTGTTCGGCGGGACCGTTCTCGTTGGCCGGCGCGGGCAGCTTCAGGCCGCGGAAGGCGGGCGCAATCGCAACACGAGTTCCGGCTGGGAACAGAGCCTGGGCGAACAGGTCGAGGATTTCCCACCCAGCCTGACGACCGGAAGGCGTGTCGGCATGCAGGACTTTCGCGAAATAGCCGTCGTTCGTCCCGGCCCGGTCGTCCAGTTCTGCCATCGACCAGCCAAGAGCCCGCCGCCGGGCATCAAGAGCCCGGACCACTTCCAGATATAGCGCGGTCACCGCCATCACCGCCCCCATTGGTTGAGCGAACCCTATATTCCAAAGAGGTAGGAAGCAATGCCTGATTTTTCGAAGCTTGAGCCGGGCATCTACGGCGGAATCCCCGCGGAAGCCTACCACCGCCTTCCGGCGCTGAGCGCCAGCGGTATCAAGACCCTGGTCAACGAGTGCCCCGCCGTCTTCTGGCACGAGCACATGAACCCGGAGGCGGAGGAGACCGACGACACCAAGTTCGATGTCGGAACCGTCGCCCATCTGGTCTGGCTGGAGCCGCACCTGCGGGAAGAGCGCTTGGTCATCATCGAGGCCGACGCCTACCGCACCAAGGCCGCCAAAGAGGCCCGCGCCGAAGCCAAGGCCGCCGGCAAGACGCCGCTGCTGGAGAAGCACCTGCCGAAGATCGAGGCGATGCGCGCGGTGCTGGAGGCGGAACTGCCGCCCGGCCTGATGCGCGGCGGCACGGCGGAGCGAACCCACCTCTGGCAGGACCCCAAGACCGGGGTGCTGATCAAGAACCGACTCGATTGGGTGCAAGACGGCGACCGGCTGATCGTGGACTACAAGACCAGCGAGAGCGCCAAGCCGTCCGCCTTCGAGCGGCGCATCTGGGACGTGGGGCACCACATGCAGGCCCGGCTCTACCTGACCGGCAATGAGCTGCTGACCGGGCAGCGGGCCCGCTGGCTGTGGGTGGTGCAGGCCACCAAGCCCCCGCACTGCGTCTCCATCTTCGAGCCGACGCCCGGCCTGCTGTCCATGGCGGACGAGGACGTGCGTCACGCCATCGACCTGTTCGCCGAGTGCAGCGCGGCCGACGAGTGGCCCGCCTACACGGACACGGTGCAACTCGTCGGCCCGCCCGCTTGGGCCGCCGCCCAGCACGAAGAGCGCAAGTACGCCCGGCAGTTCGCCGCGCAGGAACGCCGCTCCCGCAAGCCGGCCAACTCCAACGAAATCCAGCGCGCGATCGACGCGCAAGCCCCCTTCGGAGCGTGA